CGAGAATTCGCGGATAGAACCATGCCGGTGGCTCACTCAGATACCTCGGGCGGAGGAACTGCATTACTCATCTACGGCGAGTTCTATTTAACCGAGACTTCCGTGTCTTACGTCCACCACTGGTACCAACCCCCTTGGGAAACTTCGGGCGTTTTCCGGTGATATAGTCTTCAAGTTCATCGGGCAGCCCTTTTGCTGCGGCAACCTTCCTGACTGCAGTTGGACTTACAAGGTGAGCGAATTTGCCGACTTTATACCACGTATCAATTCGTTCGGTCGCATCGCCCAATCGATCAACAACGCGACCATTATGGACCAACTTTGTGCGGTGAGCAAAAACGCCGGGCTGTCTAGGATTCAGATTGACATCCGGACGTATATAGCGTGTAAAAATGATATCGTCGTCCGTGGGGCCGACACGAACGCAGATCGGTTCATCTCGTCTGAATCGGCGTGTGTCACCTCCTTCTGTTTGAGCTTGCGTCAACGGCATGGGTGGGAAGATACACCGCTTCGAATCCATTATAGTGTATTCGGAAAATCTACCACGACGTCTCCTTCTCAAGGCGCCTCTCCTCAAGTGCGTCAGATGTCGTTGGAGTTACCGCGCTCTGAAGTTCAGGCACAAACTCTAGATACACATTGAGATTGGAACCGTTGATCGCGTAGGTTGACACGATCTTCTTTCCACAGGCCACGGCAAGACGCTCAAGCACATCATATTCGTTGATGATGTCCTCTACGTTGTAGGTGAGAGCACCGTAACTCTGCATGATGTGTAGCTGATGCAGCAGAAACCGCGACGAGCGCCTGTCGTAGACTGCCTCCCAAAACCGCTGCTTGAGATTGGATGCACGAGCAGCTGCCATGAGAGTTTCCAGCAAATGGGTTGCATACTTGCGGTCGTTTTCCTTACGAACCTCAGCTGCGCGGAGAATGTCGTCAATATCCGTGGAGCAAAGAATAGTGGTCTCAAACATCTTGTAGTGTATTCGGGGTGTTTCTGTATATTCTTTCCGTTTTAGTCACTAACCAAGAAAACTCAGCAGGAAGACGTTGAGTAGGTGTGAGAGAACAACCGCCGCACCGCCAAGAACACCTGCGCCCTGCCAGGACACAACGCCTCCCGACGTGTATGCATTCGGAATGTAGCGAAGGAGAAGATCACGGGGGGCGGACAGAGAGAGAATGACCGTGGCAACAAAGAAGGAGATATACATGGTCAGGTTGGCCCACATCATGCGCATCATGGGGAGCGAGGGCTTGAAGGAAGGCGCCATCTGCGTGCGCTGAATGTGATCAGAACCAGACACACCCATCATGGGCGGCATAGACTGCGGAAGTCCAGGCGAGGGGAGAAGAGCATCAAGCGACGTTTGATCCTCCATTGTTTATGAAGGAGACGGGATTTCGCACGTGGCATCTTCCACGCGATACTTATAGCACTTTCCATCCACCTTGACTGTCTTGGTATTGACATCTTCCAAGGGCACCCCGAGGACTCGGCGAGTGTCGTAGTTACGGTGAAAGAGCAAGACCGAGATGCCGAGTCCAATGACAAAGGAAAAGAATGGACTTGCGCGCGCAATGGCTTTGGTGAAGTCAAGCATTACTTCTTAGTGAGACTTGCGAGTAGGTTGAAGGAGTCTGCCTCTTGTCCGCATGGGACCTCAATTGCGTGTGTCCGAACACACCCAGTATCCGTGTGAAAGATGCCCTTGTCATATGGAGACGGCACTGAGACCTGAGTACGTGTAGGAGGAACGAGGACGCAGGCGATAAGCATCCCGACAATAGCCCCTGCTGCAATCCAAACGAGCTGGAACATTATACAGATGTCACATTATTCCCCGTTTGATTGAACACTGCGACGGCAATTGGAGTTGTCACAAGTCCGGAATACGGGATAAGAATCGCCAACAGCGTCAATGCATAGGCAGTCCGCTCATGTCCACCCAGCATCATGACGCGCCAGGCAATGGCAATACTGAAGACATACAGCGCGATCCCAATCGCATATCCAAACGCAGAGAGTCCACTCAGCAGAGTCCCCGATGCAGTTGGCAGTGTGGGAAGAGACAAGACCGGCGGTGTTCCGATCTTTGCCGTTTGTCCATCCGGAATAGCAACCGTTCGCTGAACGCCCGTTTCTCGGTCTGTGAAGGTCACTGTCAGCCGACGACCCGTGACAATGTTAGCTGAGGATTGTCGTTCATCTATCTTTCTCTGCAGGGCCACTGTCTCCAGTTGATTTGTTTGGTACGCAATGCACTGTGTATCTGACGAGTTTCCGCACACCGTCGCTGCTTGACGGGCAATTTGCGCCTTGTCCGAATCTGTTAACGTCACAGATGTATTTGCTCCAAAAATGTCCACAAACGGCACAAGACTATTGTCTGCAAGCGTCTCCAAATATCCGCCTGACGCCTTGTCTTGAATGCTTTTGGTAATATCGGTTGCCGATCGTTCGTCGCCCCATGTGGCGGAGTTGATCACAATAGTCATTGTTAGTTAGCAAACACGAAATTCGCAAGACCGGAGACGATCCGTAGAAAGTTGATAGACTCTACGTAGACACCAAGGCTGTAGGTGTAGGCAAAGATCGCATTCTCTCCATTTGGGTTAAGAATGACTGTAGTCACATTAGGGTACAGGGGAAGTCCCGTGACAGGATCACGAAGCGCACACTGGGCCGCCGTAATGAAGACGGGATTGGGTCCGTTCACAGTCTCTGTGATTGCATACGCCTCCTCCTGAGCAGCCACTCCAGCTGCCGTTACAAGCGGCTGTTGAAGTGTCAGGCGCAGAACAACCTTGTTGAACAAGCTTCCGTTAATGGCTCCGCTTGGCTGATACAGATCGTTGTTGAGGGCAAACGAATACATGTAGACTCCGGGAATTTGAGGGGCATCGCCGGTTGTGTGCTTGTACATCTGAAGAAGCGAAAAGTAGGGTGTGGGTTTTATAGAAAACCGCTCCTTGCCGTCCAGCAAGAGCTGTCCGTTCGTGATTGGGTCACGAGGATACACGGACGAAATCTGCTGCTGTCCGCTGGAGTACAGGAACGTCTGTGTCTCCGTGGAGTTTGTTGTCGAGGAATAGACATCGTTGGCTGTACCGGTCGTTGTGAACGGGGCGCGATTCGGGTTGTCCCAGTTCGTGTAATTGTCCCAGTCGTTTGCCAATATCTTGTCGGACCGCTGCGAGGTCCACACGATGCGCGTGACCAGGTTGAAGAACGGAATGAGAATATCCGAGTTGCCACCGTATTGTCCAGGATTGTTGGTGTATGTGACGGTCTTGACCAAGAATGTCTGATCAGCAGTCGCTAGCTGAGCCATCTCCATCTCCGTTAGGTAAATGAAGTTTCCTTCCAGGTAGGGATCAGGGAAAAACGTTGTTAGGGTAGGGTTGGACGAACTACCATCAATGTTCGGCGGGCTCAGAAACCGGCCAATTGCGTTGTAGGGAGCATTTGGAGAGCTAGGATTGAAGCCCTTGTCCGTCGGGCGAATACGAGTACCATAGGTTGCCGTGTTCAGAGGGTCCACATCAATTACGGTATACAGCTGGTTCAAAGGCCGATAGGTCACGTTGATAAAGACATCAGAGTTCTGCATAGACACCAAAGGAAGGGCCATACCGGGATTCTCGCAGAACCAAAAGTGAAGAGGAATGATGAGCTGACGAGAGCGAATGGACGGTTCGGGTATCAGTGTGTTCGGAACCCCTCCAGGCTGATTCAGCGGACGCACGGCGTGAGGATACTGGCCCATCCGATCATATGCATTTGCCGGGTCCTTGAGCTCAGGAACATTGCCGACCATTTGGTCCACCAGCTTGCGCTTGTTGGGATCGTGAGTCAGGTACGAGTAGAATTTCAGCCATTCGCCGGTCAGTCTCTGAAGAACCTGTCCGTTGGCCGTGATCTCCACACGATCAATCAGATTGTAACCAATGTTGTCAATCCACTGAAATTCGTAGCCAATGGAGTTGGACCTTGGGTCGTATCCTGCAGGTGGCGCAGAGGCTCCAAGGTAGAAGAGAGGAGACCAAATGTCAGGAAGAGTCACCGACAGGTACGTATCGTGAAGAAGCTGTGCATACCGATCAATTCGGCAGGGAATTGTTTGGGTTGTTGTTTGGTTAAAGTTCAGGTTGGAACTGGTGAAGGTCATACGGATTGACTCCATGGCAAAGTTCGTGTGTCGCCGATATACGGCCCGAAAATGTGTCATAGATGGGCTTCCATTCACAAGCTCATTCTGTGCTCCAATCGCAACCAGCTGGAGGAGACCACCCGGCATATTGTGTTACTAATGAGATTAGACTAAATAGGTGTTGATCACACTATCAAACGGATACGGTGGTTGAACGTGTCGGACACAACGACGTCGCCGGTCGGGGTCACTGCGACTCCATACGGGTTGTTGAAGGTCGCGGCTGTGCCCGTGCCGTTGGCGGACCCTGCGGTGCTGCCCGCGAGTGTGGTGACTACGCCGGCAGGTGTCACCAACCGTATGCGGTGGTTACTCTGGTCGGCCACGACGATATCACCGCTCGAGGTCACAGCGACTCCAGACGGGAAGCTGAAGCTCGCGCCTGCGCCTGTGCCGTCGGCGAAGCTATTGGTGCTGCCCGCGAGTGTGGTGACGACACCAGCCAGTGTCACCAACCGTATGCGGTGGTTACTCTGGTCGGCCACAACAATGACGTCGCTCGAGGTCACTGCGAGCGCTTGCGGGTAGTTGAAGCTCGCGCCTGCGCCCGTCCCGTCCGCAAAAGCAGGGCTGCCGCTGCCCGCGAGTGTGGTCACCACACCAGCCGATGTCACTAACCGGATACGGTGGTTGTAGGTGTCAGACACGACAATGACGCCGGTCGAGGTAACGGCCACTCCAGCTGGGTAGTTAAAGCTTGCGCCCGTGCCCGTGCCGTCGGCGGAACCGGCGGTTGCCTGTCCCGCGAGTGTTGTGACGACACCGGCCTGTGTTACCAACCGGATGCGGTGGTTGAAGGTGTCCGCCACGACGATCACGCCGGTCAAAGGGTTCACGGCAACTCCAAGCGTGGCAGCGAAGCGGGCGCCCGTGCCCGTGCCGTCGCCGAAGCCATCGGTGCCGCCCGCGAGTGTGGTGACTACGCCGGCAGGCGTTATCAACCGGATACGGGAGTTGAGATAGTCGGTCACAACAGTGTTGCCGTTTGAAAGCACAGCAACTCCTTTCGGGTTGTTAAAGTTCGCGCCTGTGCCAGTACCGTTGATTGAACCTTGGACGCTGCCCGCCAGCGTAGAAACGACGCCTAGAAGCACCCTAACCACCACAGGCGGCGCTGCCGCAGCCCCAGCCGGTGGCGGCGTCACTCCATTGATGATGACCGCGCTTGTTGTGGGCGATGCCAATGCACCCACCTGCGACGTGCGGACAACAGCGCCTAATCCAGGTAGGGCAACGGGAACACCGCCAGATTTGGACGCCTTAGCACTACGTCCAGGCGCAACATACTGTGCGGCGGCCTTGACGAAGGATGTGAAATCGGAACCCGACGGGCGCAGGACGGGCATTGTTACTCTAGAACAACATAAATCGGCGATCAAACTATATAGGTCGTAGTCGCAGTATTGGCTGGAACACAGCACATGGACGTAAAGGTTCTTCCAAGTATAGGGGGACCGACTGTACTGATACCGACGCCCGCAACAAACATATCATACCGATCCGACTTATTGGCGAGCACACCAATGTATTGAGTGTTCGTTCTGCGCTTCAGGGGAGGAGGAGCTACCGCCAGCGACTTGGCGATGATCTGGCGCTTCAGTTGAGTCAGGTAATCCTGGGCTGAGTTGACTTGCATCTTTGTATAGGGTGGAGAAACTACGCAAGAACAATCACAAGTCCGTTGCCACCAAATCCTTGTACAACTGACCCCGCAGCCACGCCGGTAATATACCCTGGAACCAACGTTCCCGGTGGCGTGGGCCCACCAACTCCATTTGCGCCCGTTGCGTTCGTGAGAAGAGCAGTGTATGAGGAGCCTCCGCCGCCGCCACCAGGGTTGAAAGAAGTTGCACCACCACTGCCGCCACCATAATAACCACCACCTCCACCGCCGCAATTTACGCTAGTAGTTGTTCCGCCAAGCAGGACAGTTCCAGCAACGCCACCTTCCCCGGCACCACCCGCGCCGCCTGCTGACTGAGATGCACCGAATCCACCTGTGTCGTTATTGGCGGAGCCACCATTACCAGCCGTTC